AAATTACGTTAAATCACGCTTGTGAATTTTCACTTGCGAAACTTTAGTATATGATGCTTCCACTGATGAACTTATAGGGGAATTTGATACTATTGATGCTGCTTCTTATGAGTATGAAGTATCTGCTAAGGCTATAAAGAATAGTATTCTAGGTAAAACTAAATCCATTAAAGGCTTATACTTTAGAAGTGATGATTTGGTGAACGTACCTAAGAATCATTATGAGGTAAGGATGTATGAAGCTGATACAAATAGGCTATTACATACATTCAGCTCCTTAGCAGAAACTAGTAGGGTTACTGGCTATCCTGCTTCTGTTATCTGGAAAAATCTAACTGGGTATCAGAAAACAGTGGATAAGAGATAGTATATCTTTAGAAGTGAAGATGTGGAGTATAAGCCTAAACATCCTGAGCCTTATATTTAGAAGGGATAGAGTAAGAACTGGCTTAAAAAAGCCGTCGATGTGTACTCTGTAGAGGATGATGAACTATTAGGCACATTTGAGAGCGTAACAGCAGCAGCTAACTTTATCGGGTGTAAATCTTCCGCTGTTACTGTGAACTGTAAAAGCAGGCTCAAATATAAACATTAGGGAACTATATATAAGAAATACTATTGCAAATATCACAATGAATAAGCCATACTATAAGTATGCTGTAGATGTGGTAGAAGGTAAGGTAGTATGTTGTGAGAATATAAAGCTAGCTTGTAAGCGTTTTCTTTCTGACTTAGAAAGAGAGGATTTAGAATTTAGAGAGGATGCTGTAGATAATGCAATATCCTTTATAGGGATTCTGAAACACTTTGCAGGAAAGAGTAGCGGATAGCCATTTATCCTAGAGCCGTGGTAGCAGTTTATAGTGGCTAATATAATCGGATTCTATTGGAAAGATGGAGATAGACGCTTTACAAGTTCTTACATAGAAGTTAGTAGAAAGAATGGTAAAACTGCTTTAGCTGCTGCTTTATGTATGTACTTTCTGATAGCTGATGGTGAAGATGGTGCTGAAGTGGATTTAGCAGCCAATAGTAAGGAGCAAGCTAAGATAGCTTTTAGTTTTTGCTCCAACTTTGCCAAACAGCTAGACCCTTCAGCTAAGGCATTGAAGGCTTATAGAGATAGCATCCTATTAAATGCTAATGATAGTAAGTTAAAGGTGTTTGCTGCTGATGATAGCAAGCTAGACGGATTTAACGCTAGCTTTGGATTGGTGGATGAATACCACTCTGCTAAGAACAGTAAGGTAAGGGATGTTATTAAATCTTCTATGGGTATGAGGTAGAATCCGCATTTATGCACTATTACTACAGCCGGATTTGATAAAACTCTACCCTGCTACAAACTACGCTCTACAGCTATTGAAATATTAAACGGACTGAAAGAGGATGATAGTATGTTTATCGCTATCTACTCTTTAGATGATGAAGATGATTGGACTGATGAAAACAACTGGGTAAAATGTACTCCTAATCTGGATGTTACTGTTACTAAGAAATATATAAAAGAATAGGTTAAAAGTGCTATCAATAATCCTAGTGAGGAAGTAGGCGTGAAAACTAAGACGCTTAATCTGTGGTGTGATAGTGCTTCTGTATGGCTACCAGAATCCTACATAGTTAGAAATACTAAGAAAATCAATCTAGAAGAGTTTAGAGGATGCCCCTGCTATATCGGAGTTGACTTAGCAGCCACTTCTGACCTTACAGCGGTATGTTACTTAGTAGAGAAAGATGGTACATACTACTTTAAGACGGATTACTATTTACCAGAATCAGCATTAAAAGAGAAGCCGGATAGAGAAACTTACAAGTATTGGAAGTAGATGGGATTACTGAAAGTTACAGAGGGTAATGTTACCGATTATGACTATATTACTAATGATATGATTAAAGCTAGTGAAATAGTCAATATATAGGCTATCGGATATGATAAGTATAATGCTACTCAGTGGGCGATTCACTCAACAGAGCTAGGATTACCATTAGAGGAATATCCACAAACACTAGGTAACTTCAATAAGCCTACTAGAGAAATGGAGCGGTTAATCTTATCTGGTAAAGCAGTAATAGATAACAATGAAATTAATAGATGGTGCTTTAAGAATGTTACCCTTAAATCAGACCATAACGGCAATGTGAAGCCTAATAAAGATATTAAGGCTAAGAAGATAGATGGTGTGATAGCTATGATATAGGCTCTGGGTATGTATTTACTAGTACCACACTATTCTAATGAAATATTAATAATCTAATAATAACTACTTATGTTTGGATTTGGAAAGAAACGAACTGAACAGCCAAAAGTAGAGGAAAGAAGTTACTTCGGTGATTATCTTTCTTATAATTGTGCCACTAACTATACTACTGAGAAATCTATGTTACTATCTACTGTTTATAGATGTGTAGAGGTAATATCGGATTCAGTAGCATAGCTTCCACTAGAGCCTTATAAGATGGATAGTCAAGGGTATAAAATCAAATTCACTTCACACCCTACTTACAAGCTGTTAAATAAAGAGCCTAATCCTAGAATGACTAGATTTGACTTTATAAAGGTATTGATAGTATCTACTCTATTAAAGGGTAATGGATATGCTTATATAGAGAGGGATAATAAGGGTGATGCTGTTGGATTACACTTTATCCCTGCTGAACTAGTTACTATCAATAGACCTAAGAGCCTTAGAGAATCTGTATCTTACAGTATAACCGGACTTGGAACGGTTGAAAGCTGTAATATGATTCATATTAAGAATTTTAGTTATGATGGAATTGAGGGTGTATCTACTCTCAGACACGCTAGGAACACATTAGGACTTTCTACAGATGCAGAAGCACACGCCGCCGGATTCTTTAAGGGAGGTGCTAATCTAGCTGGTATATTAAAAACTACCACTAATCTTAACAGCCAACAAAAGAACGAACTAAAAAGAAGTTGGCAGATGGCTTTTAGCCCTGCTACTGGTACTCCTAATGGTGTGGCAGTATTAGAGGGTAATCTATCATTTGAGCCGATTACAGTTAATCCTACAGATGCTCAACTATTGGAAACTAGGCAGTTTAATGTAGTGGATATTTGTAGGTTCTTTGGGGTATCTCCAGTAAAGGCTTTTGATTTATCTAAATCAAGTTACTCTACTGTTGAAGCTACTAACCTATCATTCCTTACTGAAACACTATCACCACTTCTAGAGAAGATAGAACTGGAGTTTGAGAGGAAGCTGTATAAGCCTTCAGAGAAGGATTCTATAGATGTAAGATTTGATACAGCCACTCTATTGAGGGCAGATAAGCAATCACTAGCCAATTACTATCAGACACTCTTTAATATCGGTGTAGTTAGTCCTAATGACATTAGAAAGCAGTTGGATATGGAAGCTATAGAAGGTGGTGATAATACCTTTGTATAGGTTAACATTCAGACCTTAGAAAGAGCTGTATCTAGTGAGCCGGAAAACACTAATACCATTAAAGAGAAAACTGATACACAAACTGATATACTAACTGATAACGAATAATTAAAATGGAAATTAAAAGCGGAAGTGATTTAATCCTTATCCTAGACCTAGAGGATATTAAAGGCAAGCAGTTAAGGGTAAATGATACAGCACACTTTAAGCTGTATGTATGGACTGCTAACAGAAATAACTACCTAGTTTTTAATAAGAGAGATATTGAAACTAAGGGAAATGTAGATAGAATAGCTATACCCGATTACTTTATGAACACTCTAGAATCTGGTGTACTCTGCTATACTTATGACTATGCTAAATACGATTCAGCATTTAAGAATACTGATTGTATGTATAACAAAGTAAAAGAGGTAGTTACTGATATTTATTGGCGTAACTGTAACTTTAATGAAGTTCCTGCTAACCCTGTAAACTATCAAACTCTAGAGTATATTAAGGATTTGATTGAGGAAGAGAGGATAGCTAGGGAACTAGGCGACAAGCAGATTAATCACTATATTACTAATGAATACACAAACAAGTTAGAGGAAGAGATTAAGAGAAGCAATGAGGTAGATATAGAATTTCACAAGCTAATCAAGGCTAATAAAGAAGCTGGTGATGCTAGTGATAAGGCTATTATGGATAAGCTCAATGATGAGATTAAGAGAAGTAATGAAGTGGATATAGAACTTCATAAACTTATTAAAGAGAATAAAGAAGGAGCTTCTGAGGAAGTAGAGGAAGCTACTAATACTCTTAATACTGCTCTTAATAATGAAATCAGTAGAGCTACTACTAGGGAGAATGAGATAGCCACTAATCTTACTACTGAGATTAATAGGGTAACTGCTGAAATCACTACTACTAGAAATAGTATTGAAGCTGAATCTAACAGAGCTAAGGCTGCTGAAAAACAGCTTACAGATTCTCTTAATGCTGAAACTGATAGAGCTATTGAAAGAGAGAACGCTATTAACAGTAAGGTTAATGAGGTAGTAGAGAATCTAGGGGATGAAATTGAACGCTCCTTAGAGAAGGATAGAGAGCATAAGCAGGAACTTGATATAGAAGTAAACAGAGCTAAAGCTGAAGAGAATAGGCTGGAAACTCTGATAACAAATGAAGTCAATAGAAGCACCACTAAGGATAATGAACTTACTGGTTCTATTACTTCTGAAGTTGAACGTGCTAAAACTGTAGAGAAGGATATTACAGATGCTCTTAAAGCTCTTAAATCTTCTGTAGCCGATAAGAACACAGAAGTAACTGATGCTATTGAAGCAGAGGTAAACAGAGCTAAAGCAGCAGAGAAGGCTGTAGCTGATAATCTGGATGCAGAGATTACTAGAGCCACTGGTAAAGAGGATGAACTGAATACAGCTATTACTGAAGAGGTTACTAGAGCTAAGGCAGCAGAAAAAGCTCTCGATGATAAGATAGCTGCTGAACTAGCTGATAGGGTTGATGATGTTGATGCTCTTACTAGTGCTATCAATGCAGAGGTAAGCCGGGCAACAGCTAAGGAGAATGAAATAGCCGATTCTGTAACTGCTCTTTCTGCTACTGTAGCCGATGAAGTTAAACGCTCCACTGATAAGGATGCAGAACTTACTAAGGCTGTATCTGATGAAGTGGCTAGAGCTACAGCAAAGGAGAATGAAGTAAGTAATGCTGTTACTGCTGAAATCAGCAGGGCAAAAGCAGAGGAAGCTAGAATAGAATCTAAGGCTGATACCAATGCTTCTAACCTCACTTCTGAAATTGCTAGAGCTAAGGCTGTAGAAGCTGATATTACCACTAATCTTACAGCTCTTAAAAATAAGGTTCTTACTGATGCTGATACTAATGCTGCTACCTATGCAACTAAGGCAGAAGTGGATTCTAGAATTAAGGATGTGATTGGTACTGCTCCAGAAGCCTTAGATACACTTGGAGAGATAGCCAATGTACTTAATGGTAATGGTGATGCTATTGATGCTATCAATGGTGTACTAGCAGGAAAAGCCAATAGTGCCGATGTATATACTAAATCTGATGTAGATACAAAGGTAGCTACTATTAACTCTGATATTGCCACTGAGGTAGCTAGAGCTAAATCCGCTGAAGGTGCTGTAGCCGATTCTGTAAGTAATCTTAGCACTACTGTTACTGATGAAATAAACAGAGCCAAACAAGCAGAAAAGAATCTTTCTGATTCACTCTCTACTGTAAGTGATGCCGTAACTGCTGAAGCCAATAGAGCTACAGCTAAGGAAACCGAACTTAATGCAGCTATCACTGGAGAAGTAGCCAGAGCTACAGCAGCAGAGAATAAGTTAGCCACTGACCTTACTACAGAAGTAAGCCGTGCTAAGGATGCTGAAAAGGCTCTTTCTGATAAGATTGATATTATCAATGGTGATAATACTGTTATCGGTTCTATTGCACATAGCTTAGAGGATGCCAAACACTATACAGATGATGAGATTAGCAAGCTGAATGTTACTGTAGCCAATAGTGTAGCTGATGAAGCTGCTAGAGCTAAGAGAGCTGAAAAGGAAAATGCTGATGCTATAAAGGCAGAAGCAGACAGAGCTAAAGCTGCTGAATCTACTATATCTGATTCTGTTGATACTGTAAGTGCTGATGTAGCTGCTATTAAAGCAGGATTTAGAGTAGAAAATGAAACTCTTATAATTAATATTTAATGACTTATGGCAAATATAACTAAAATCAATCTAAAAGGGATTGAATATAACTTAACCGATAAGGAAGCTCAAAACCTTATAGCACAACTTAGAGAATCTACCTACAATAAAACGGAGGTAGATACTCTAGTAGGTGCTATAGATGATAAGATAGATGCTATTGATATGGCTTCCTATGCTAAGACTGCTGATGTAGATGCTCAGTTAGCTACTAAGGCTGATAAAGAAGAAACCTATACTAAAGAAGAGGTTGATACTCTAGGTAATCAATTAAAGGCTATTGCAGAAGCTAGAGTGCCTATAGACAGCTTCAATACTTGGAGTGAAACAGTAGCCACTAAAGAGGAAGTAGCAGCTAAGGCTAATGCTGCTGATGTATATACAAAAGCTGAAGTAGATGCTGCTGTAGCTGGTGTAGATGTATCAGCTCAACTTAGTGATTATCTAACTAAGACGGAAGCAGAAGATACCTATATAACTCCTAGCGGATTAGATTAGGTTCTTTATGATTAGGCTGGTAATGAAGGTACTACTTTTGGCTCTGTTGTATCTGATGTAAATGATTTGAAGGATGGTATAAAGAATGTATATACTAAAACAGAATCAGATGGCAAGTATCAACCTAAAGGCAATTATCTAACCGAACACTAGGATATAAGTGGAAAAGCTAATGTAGGTGATTCATATACTAAGGCTGAATCTGATGCTAAGTATCTTACAGAGCATCAAGATATAAGCGGTAAGGTAGATAAGGTATCTGGTAAAGGACTATCTACTAATGATTATACTGCTGCTGATAAGGCTAAGGTAGATGCTACCCCTACTTTCTGGGTAGGCACACAAGCCGAATATGATGCTATTGCAGTGAAGGATAATAAGACGTTTTACTATATAACTGAAGAGTAATGAACGGAACTAGTAAGGGATTAGTGGGGGTGTATAAAACTTACACCCCTATTAATGCCATTTATAACGGTGATGTGCTAGTATGGGGATTAAATAACATACAGACCAACTTAGCAGGAAAGTTTACCGATACTGCAAGTAGTGTAGATTATTGGTATTATTCAAATAGTTCTACTGGCAGTTAGGTTACTATTCCAGTAAACGATGATACTAAAGAGTTTAATATGGCTGTAACAGATACTCCATTTTTTACTAGCAACAAACAGCTTAAAGAGATTACAGCTTATCCAGATTTATCTACTGCCACCACTATGTATAATATGTTTTTAAGATGTGAAGCTATGACTTCAATTAATGAAAAGGCTTTTAATACTGAAAATATTACTAATATGGCTGGTGTGTTTGATAGCTGTTATTCATTAACTTCACTTGACTTAACAAGCTGGAACACTTCTAAAGTAACTGGATTAAGCTATATGTTTGAATACTGTATAGAGCTTGTAAATCTGAATCTAAGCGGATGGGATGTAACTAAGGTTAAAGTATTTAATTCTCTCTTTTCCGATTGTTACAAGCTGGAAACTCTTAATCTAGATGGATGGGATTTATCTAATGCAATCGGATTCAGTAACACCTTTTTACGCTGTAGAAGTCTTACAAATGTAGTCGGAACTATAAAGGGGATTAAGGCTAATATTGATTTATCAAATAGTCCACTTACTAATGATTCCGCTATGGTTTTTATTAATGGATTGGCAACAGTTACACAGAGTAGAAGTATTAAGTTTAGTGCTGATACCTACAATACACTTACAGATGAACAAATAAATATAGCCACTTCTAAAGGATGGACTATTACGCACGCTTAAAACACTACTATATTATGGATAAAATTGTAAAAGTAATCATAGGTGGTAAAGAATACACTGTTACCGATAAGCAAGCTCAACAGATGTTAGATATTCTTTCTAATGATGTTGAACAATTAAAGAAAGATGTAGATGAACTTAACAACTGCTTAACTTGGAGGGAAATAGAATGAATGTAATTAAAGTAAATATAAACGGTAAAGAGTATCTGATTAAAGATACAGAAGCTCAGAAGCAAATAGAAGCTCTTACTAAGAGGGTTGAAGCTGTTGAAAGTAAATCTGGACTTTATATAATTGAAGTGGACTGATGGAGATTACTCAAATTACTTTCAATGGTGTTACTTATAAGATTAAGGATAATGAAGCTCAAACTTTGATTAATGAGCTGCTTAATCGTATAAAGGAGCTAGAGCATAAGACAGCAGAAGTAGAGGAAGTAGAAGCCTTTACAGAAGGCAATATTTTTGCTGGAGTAATGGATGAAACCGATAAAGATACTCCTATTACCTACAGCTATCTTTCTGCTCTTCTCAGTAAAGATAAAGTTAATAATAAGGTATTTGCTAATACTGACCTTCCAATTTCTATTAGGCATAACTGGCTATCCACTGGAGATATACCACTAAAAACATTCTTTCTTTTAGTTCCGGCTACTCACAAAAATCTTTATTCTCTTTCTGCTGGATGCTAGTGCTTCAATGGGTGGGATGATGATTACTCTCTAGTAACTATAGATTTTCCTTCTGGAGCTAAACAGTATAAGCTCTTTAGATTTGGGAACTGGTTAGTTAGATGCAATTCCGAAATAACCTATAAATTCTGATACTATGGAGATTACTAAAATTAATATCAATGGAGTAGAATATGAGTTAGTAGATAAGGCTACTAGAGAAGCTGTAAAGAAGTTTAATGAGGCTTATATAGCCGATGTAAGCAGAGCCGATATAGATTCTCAGAATATTACTAGCACTGTTACTACTGATAGTTTTACTAAGCAGGATTACACTTACTTCTACTTCACCTCAACTAATGAGGATAGAAACCTATATACTAGATACGGTAATTCCATACCCTAGAGAATGGTATGTGTAACAGAGAATCTAGCCAATCAGATAGAGGATATTGTAGATGGTGAAGTTATTACTATCCACTATGGGAACTGATTATTTCTACTTATTTGATGATGCTGAGGAAGCTGAAAGAGTAGCCTTTATAGCTAATGAAATGGAATCTCTGAAACAATTAGCACCTTTATATGATGGAGTTGAATACAGTGCTAGCTCTTATGAGGATTAACTGACTTCAGAGGATATTTGATTTTGTATCACAAAATACTGTAATATTTATAGAAAGAGTAAAAACTATGATAAAAGAAATTAGAAACAGTAATAACGAAATAACACCTATTTTGCCGGAATCCAGAACTGTTAGCGGATATGCAATAGTATTTAACAGTGATTCTAATGATTTAGGTGGCTTCATTGAAAGAATAGACCCTAATTCTTTAGATGGTGTGGTAGAGAAGTCGGATGTGCTTTGCTTACTGAATCATAATGAGGATAGAGGTGTATTAGCTAGAAGCAATAAAGGAGAAGGTAGCCTAACCTTAGAGATAGATGAAATTGGCTTAAAGTACACTTTTGAAGCACCTAATACAGCTCTAGGTGATGAACTGTTAGAAGGACTTAGAAGAGGTGATATTTCTACTTCTAGCTTTGCCTTTACAGTAGGAAAAGATAGCTGGAGTAAATTGGAGAATGGCACTTATCTAAGGACTATCAATAGCATTAATGAGCTATTTGATGTATCTCCAGTGTATAGAGCTGCTTATGATGCCACTTCTGTTAAAGCTGATAGCCGTGGATTAGACGCTATCAAGCAGAAGGAGAAGGAAGAGCTAGCCAATTATTATAAAGAACTTAGAAGTAAATTGAAATGAACTCACTGGAAATCATCGACCACAAAGAACAGCTAAAGATTCAAGCCGAATCTATTTTATCTGGAGCTGAAAAAGAATCTAGGAAATTAACAGATGATGAATCTGCTAACTATAATAAACTTATTGAAGATATTGAAAAAGCAGATGAAGAACTTAGACAGATTAATAACACTATACAAACTGATAATAACAATAAACAAATTAGAAAAATGGAAAAGTTTTCTTTACTTAAAGCTATTAATGATGTTGCTAACGGAAAGCAACTTGATGAAAGAAGTGCAGAGGTAGTAAACGCTGGTGTAACTGAAATGCGTAAATCTGGACTTTCTTTTAACGGACAGATTCAGCTTCCAGTAGAAGAGCGTGCTGATGTGCAGGCTACTGTAGCTACTGCTGGTATGGAAGCTGTTGCAGAAGATAAGCTGAATATTCTGGAGCCACTTAGAGCTAACTTAGTAATGGCACAAGCCGGAGCTACCTTTATGACTGGACTTGTAGGTAATATCTCTATTCCTAAATATAGTGGTTCTACTGTAACTTGGGAAGGTGAAGTAGCTGCTGCTTCTGATGGAGCTGGTACTTTCTCTGAGGTTGAACTTTCACCTAAACGCCTTACTGCTTACATTGATGTTAGCAAACAGTTCTTACTTCAGGATTCTGTAAGTGCTGAAGCTATGCTTAGAAATGATATTGTAAAGGCTATCAGCAATAAACTTGAAGCTACTATACTTGGTGATGAAGCTGGTTCTAATAAAGTCCCTGCTGGTATGTTTAACGGTGCTGATGCTGCTGTGCTTACTTATGCTGGTACTGTAGATATGGAATCTGAGCTTGATGAAGCTAATGTAATGGGTGAATACTGCTACATTGTATCTCCTAAAGCTAAGGCTGCTCTTCGCAAGGCTGCTAAGGGTGATAGTGGCTTTGTAATGGAGGATGGAGAAGTTAACGGTATCAAGGTACTTTGTACTTCTGCTGCTAAGGGTGTTGTACTTGGTAACTTCTCTGATTATGTAATTGCTCAGTGGGGAGCTATTGATTTAACTGTTGACCCTTATACACAAGCTGCTAATGGCAAGGTAAGACTTGTAATTAACGCTTATTTTGATGCTAAACCTAGACGCTCTGAGGCTTTTGTTGCTGGAGTAGTTGAGTAATAATTAGTGTTATAATCTGTAGAAATGGAGTAGGCTTTAATGCCTACTCTACTTCTGCTTCTAAACTTTATAAGCTATGTATGTTACATTAAGTAAAGCTAAGAAGCATCTTCAAATAGACTAGGATTTTAAGGATGATGATGAATATATCATATCTCTTATACAAGTAGCTGAAGATGCTGTAGAATCAAATTTGAACATACCTTTAGCTTCATTGTTAAAGGATGGTGTTTTACCTCAATCTGTATATCACGCTATCCTGCTAATGATTGGTAATCTATATGCTAATAGAGAGCCAGTCAGTTTTACCTCAGCTACTAAAATCCCTTATACCTTAGAATTTTTACTAGCTACTTACAAACACTATTATATACCGTAATATGAGAGCCGGACTATTAACAGAAGTAATTAAAGTAGAAAGACCAGTTACTACTATTGATGAGTTTGGAGCATCTTATACCCGATGGGAAACCTTCATAGGAAAGACTAAAGCGCAAGTTACCTATACAAGTGGTAATAGGCTTAATGAGAATAATGAAATAATCTTTGCTTATGAAGTAGTATTTACAGTGAGAATTTATCACCAGATAGATGAACGAATGAGGATTATCTGGAAGAATAAAAAGTATCGCATTTTATCCCTAGAGGAAAATAAGGCACTTCAATCTTTAACCATTAAAGCGGAGCTGATAAATGAGTAATGTAACTGTGGATGATACTTAGGTACAAAATCTCTTTAATGCTTTGGATTCTGACTCTACAAAATAGATTCTGTTTACTGCTCTAAAGAAGGGTGGATAGAAACTGACTAGCCAAACTAAAAGAAGTCTTAGAGCTAAATTAGGTGCTGGTGCTTCAACTCCTAACAGATGGAACGGTAAGACTATGGTAAGCGGAGTGAGAATGAAAGCGGATAAGGATTACTGTGAAGTATCTGTAAGTATCTTAGGAGATTTTAGGCTGAAGTTCTTTGAAAAAGGAACAGCACAAAGAAGGCTTAGAAGGGGTGGAGCTAACAGAGGTAGCATTAGACCCCTATACTTCTTTAGAGAAGCTAGATAGCAGGATATAGGTGAAACTATAAATAGTTCAATAACAGAATCATTAAACCATATTAACTAATGAACGGATTAGAAATAGGTAAAGCAATATATAAAGTGCTGGATGGCACTACAAAAGTATATCCTTTAGTTGCTGATTAGGGTGCTTCTTATCCATTTATTGTATATCGGAGAAGCGGACTTACACACGCTAACACTAAAGACCGATTCAATTACTAGGAACTAGCCACTGTAGAAGTGATAGTAGCAGGTTCTACTTATCCAGAGGCTCTACAGATAGCTAAACAAGTATTAGGTAGAATGGAGCATACTAGAGGGATGTACGAAGGAATCAGCATATCAGAGATTAAGCTAGTTAATGCTGAAGAGGATTATATAGAAGATGCTTTTATACAAAAACTAACATTTAATATTGAAATACTATGATTACAAAAGGTGGTGATTTAATGCTTTTCGTGGGTGGAAAGTCTATCGCATACGCTACTAACCACACTCTTAGTATCTCTGCTGATACTAAGGAAACATCTACTAAAGATAGTGGTGGACTTTGGCAGACTTCAGAAGTAGGAATGTTGAGCTGGAGCTGCTCTAGTGAGAATCTTATTGGCGACCCTATGGCTGGAATCGGATTTGATGAACTCTTTGAGTATATGAGAGCTAGAAAGCCTATTACTGGTGTGTTTGCACTTGAAGGAGATTCAGCTAATTTTGAGGAAGGTAAGTTAGGTGCTGCTCCTACTACTGGATGGACTGCTAAAGGCAATGATGGTTACACTGGCTAGATGATTATTACCAATCTAGAAAAGAACGCTCCTAACGGTGAAAACGCTACTCTTAAAGTAGATTTTACTGGAGTAGGAGAGCTGAAACCCGTAAAAAAAAATTAAAGTCTAAGATGATTGAACTTCCTGCTGATGAAGGTGAACAGCCGGAATCAGAAATGACTTTAGATGAAGATAAGACCGTGTAACAGAATTTGTAAAATAATAGCCTAGAACATAGTCTAAAAAATTTTTTGTTACATAAAGGAATTAACTCAAATATAAGTATATCCCTTTATACCTTTGTTTAGAGGGTATAGAGGGATTTACTTTTTAATACTAATTATTATGACAATTACGATTAACAACAAAGAGTATAAGCTGAAATATACTATCAGAGCATTATTCATATTTGAACGTATAACTGGTAAGCCGTTTGAAATCTGTAACACACAAGATAACTGCTTATTCTTTTATAGTATGATACTAGCAAACAATCCAGATACTACTCTAGAATGGGATGAATTTCTAGATGCTCTAGATAATGATGCTACTCTTATTACACAGCTCAACTAGGTAATAGTAGATTCTACTAAAAGAAGTGAGCTGTTTAATGAGGTAACAGAAGAGAACGGTGAAAAAAAAAGTTAAGTGTATCTGAATTATACGCTATACTGACACTAAGGCTTCACTATCCACCAGAGTATGTATTAGATAAGATGGAGCTTTATGAAGTAAAGGCTGTTATGGAATATGAGTATTTATCTTATAAAGATAGTTGGGAACAGTCCAGATTAATAGCCTATATGATAGCCTAGACCAACAGCACTAAAAGGTTAAAGCTAACTGATATACTTAAATTTCAATGGGAAAAAGAAGATGCTGATACTGCTATATCTAATGAAGATGTGGCTAGACTGAGGGAGAAGGCTAAACAATACGAAAACTTAATAACAGAATAATATGGCAAACGATTATATAGTGCGTTTATAGGGTTAGGATAATCTATCTGGTACTATTAGAAATGCACAAAGAAGCATTAATGAACTAGGTGGGAGTGCTAACCGATTAGACGCAATACAACAGCGATTTAACCGAATAGAGCAATCTTCAGCACCACTTAATAAGAAGCTGAAGGATGTTAAGAGAGCTATGGAACAGTTGGCTGTTACTGGTGATACTTCTAGTGAACTCTTCTAGAGGATGGCACAAGCAGCACAAAGGTATCAGCAAGCTCTAGATTAGGTGAATCAAGCTACTAGAAGGGTGGATAGTGCTAGTGGCTAGATGAACGGTAGATTAGGCAACCTTAGAAATATTGCTAATGAAGTGGCTTCTAGAAGTGGCTTCGGTGGTATTGCTAGCTCTTTGGGTGCTATAGCTACCCCTGCTGGAGCTGCTACTGCTGCTGTGGCTGCTGTTGGTGTTGTAATGGTACAAGCTGGTAAGGCTGCTGCTGAATTTGAAACACACTTAGACAGCTTACAATCACTGACCGGATTAAGTGATGAAGCTATGCAGGATATATCTAAGGGAGCTATTGAAATGAGTAAGGAGTTTAAGAGTAGTGCTAGTGATATTGTTGATGCTATGAAGCTGATTGGTTCACAAGCTCCAGAACTCCTATCTGATAAAGATGCTCTGATGGAAGTTACTAAGGCTGCAAACGTATTAGCGGAAGCTGCTCAGATAGAAGTAGTGGATGCTGCTAAGGGTATTACTACTGTAATGAATCAAATGGGTGTATCTGCTTCAGAAGCATCCAATATTATCAATGTATTGGCAGCATCATCTTAGCAAGGTTCAGCAGATGTAGCCTACTTAAATACAGCTTTTGAGAAGGCTGGTACTGCTGCTAAATCGGCAGGAATGAACTATGTAGAACTATCTGCTGCTATTGAAACTGTAGCACCTAAATTTAGCTCTGCTGATGTGGCTGGTTCACAATTAGCATCGACACTACTTCAATTATCTATGAAGGCTAGCAATGATTTTAAGCCTTCTGTAGTTGGTATGTCGCAAGCTCTAGAGAATCTGGCTGCTGCTCAGTTATCGGATGCAGAGATAGCTAAGATGGTTGGTGAATCTAATGTAACTATGCTTAAATCTCTTATAGAAGGTAGAAGCACATTTGACGGTTACACACAATCACTAGCCGGAACTAATACAGCCTATGAGCAAATGACTATCAATAATGATAACTTTGAGGGTGCTGTTACTAGGCTTAAATCTGCTTGGGATGCTCTGTTAATCTCTCTAGGACAATCTGGAGTATTATAGGGTATAGCAGATGGTGTAATGGATATTATGGGATTACTGAATGATATTATAAATGTAATCTCTGATGTTATAAGCACCTTTGATTTATTTGGCTCTGATGTTACTGATAACTGCAATATCAGTAAGATTCAGATTCAAATGTTATCTGATATTATAAAAGGAATCGGAACAGTATTACAGATAGTAGTGGCTGTAGCAGCTAAGGCATTTAACGCTATTAAGGATGTAGCTACTAATGTGGCTAATGGTATCTAGAATAAATGGAATCAGCTTAAAGGTACTTTGACTGATAACGCTTTTGTTTAGAATATCGCTAATGCTTGGACTACTATATATAATAAGGCTGTTGAGATTATAGGTAAGGTTAAGAAGCTCTGGAATGACTTTCTTAAATGGTTAGGATTGGAAGGTAAATCTACCTCAGTTCCTGCTCCTATGAAGGCTGGAACTGTTAAATCTACTTCTACAACTTCTACAGAGCTACCTACTAATACACATACTTCTACTAGCACTCCTTCAGTTGGTGGAGGTGGAAGAGGTGGAGGTAGAAGAGGTACTACTAACACTACTAAGACTACTCAAACTCCACCAGAAGTAGGAAGTATAGCAGCTCTAGAAGCAGCTTACAGAAAGTTAGATGATGAGCTTAAAAATACTGTAGTATCTGATGCTAGGCTAGCCGAAATCAATGCAGAGAAGGCAGCTCTAGAGGAACAGATTAAACAGCTCAAAATCAGAAACGGATTACTTGTAGAAAAGAAAGAAGAGCCTAAGCAAGTTAAGCCGGAAGCAAAGGAAGGTTCTATAGGCTATGTGCAAAAGCAAATATCTGATAAATAGGCTGCTCTTAAATTGGAAGTAGTAGGCTCTGATGAATGGAAACAGCTATCTAAGGATATAGCCGAATTGACACAACAGCAACACGAAATCTAGATTAAGATAGATGGTGAAACTGTAAAGAGCCAATTTGAATTAGCTGCTGAAGCCTACTAGGAAAAGATGGATAATATCTCTTCTGTTACTGATTCTGTTGGTAGTGCCTTCAGCTCTTTAGGAGGTGCTATCGGTGGCACAGCCGGGAAGATGCTTGAATTAGCAGGATAGACCGCTTAGGCTGTAGCTCAGATAATACCTCAGATAGTTGCTCTTATCGGTGCTAAATAGGGTGAAGCTCTAGCTTCTGGTACTGCTTCTGCTGCTGCTCTACCATTCCCTGCTAATATTGCAGCTATAGCATCTATCATAGCCACTATTACAGCTCTATTTGCTTCCTTTGCTGGTAGCTTTGCTGATGGTGGTATTATTAGCGGTGGTTCTTTTCACGGTGATAAGATGCTAGCTAGGGTAAACGCTGGAGAAATGATATTGAATCCAATGCAGCAGAGCAATCTGTTTAATGCCTTAAATGGTGGTGGAGCTGTAGGAGGTATGAGAAATGTAGAGTTTAAGATTAGTGGCTCTACTCTTAAAGGATGCTTGAATAACTATGATAAGAAACAGAGTAGATTAAAATAACTTATAAATATCCGTTGAAATGTCTAAATATACAAGTGAATTTACTTCATTGAACGGAGTTAGTTATAAAGTTGAGATTACCACTGAAAAGGGAAACAATACGGAAGTATTTACTTTAGGTGGTAATCCCTTTGTAACTTCTATGGATTCAGATGGGAAAACTATCTACGCTCCTATTAAGACTACTGGAGCTACTATAGAAATGATAACTCCTAATTTGAAGTATGATATATATAGTGCTAATGCACAAGGAACTAAGATTAAGTTAATAGATGAATCCACTAATAAAGTAGAGTGGGTAGGATATGTAACACCGTGTGCTTATACATAGGATTGGGATGAAGAGAGGGAAGTAATGGAGATAGAAGCTGTAGATGGTATTGCTTCATTAAAAGGTGTACCATTTAGAACTAATACAAAGAGCTTAGAAACTTTCTTAAATCTCATATTCAAGATATTAAAAAGATGTCAGTGCTACCGTTATCTCTATATTACTGACAATATAAGGCTTACTGCTACTGACACTACAAATATATTATCTAAAATCCGTGTATCAGAAGAGAATTTTTTTGATAGTAAGGATTATGAGAACTAGCCGGATGATGATGTAGCTTGGGACTGTTACGATACCTTATTTGAGTTAATGTAGTATATGGGATATACTATAACAGCACAAGGAGAAGATGTATATATTCTAGATTATGATGCTATTAGAACTGGTAGAAAGAGCTATTTTAGATATGATATTACTGGCTCTACTATTTCAGCTCCTACTAATGTAGAAATATCACATTCTTATCATATTGACGGCAATTCATACGCTGAAAATGGTTCAAGTGTTACACTATCAGAGCTATTTAATCAGTGTGTTGTAGTGGATGAGTTTAGTGATATTGATTCTCTATTTGATGGACTTGATAAGCAAAGGAATTACAGTAACATTACTTCCACTTCTGATATTCTTACAGATACTAGCCAATATAGAGAGAGCTTACAAGCAATGGTAAAAAATGCCAATAATGAGCTAGAGCCTATATTAGTAATGATTAAGCGAGTTACACCAGAAGCTAGATTAAGTGGTGGAGCAAATAACAGAGGTGATTTTAGATATTACCTAGTTATTGCTAAGTTCTATAATAATCCCTTAATCAATGTAAAACGCTATTCTAATAATGCTAGCCACACAGTAGTTAGTAATGATACATTTAACCCTTAGAAATATAGTCAAATGAGTAATTACTTTGGAGCTTATGTAGCTGGATATTTTACTAAATGTTATAGTGAAGGAGAATATAATGAGTGGAGAGCTAGCTGGGGTGGAGATTGGAACACATTTAGCCAACAAAAGAAATTAGAGTTATTTGGAAGGCTCTGTAATATGGGTAATGTTGGAACTAAGAAATTATCTAACTATATCATAGGTGTTAATCTTAATAATGATTATCACATAGGACACGATAACACTACAAATTATCCGTATTTTACCATTACTAAGAATATACCTACTGTTTTCGGTGGTGATGGTGCTTATATAGTCCTTAGTGGAAAGGTAAGAAGGCATAATAACTATACTGGTATATTTCCACTAGACGGAAAATCTCTGGAAAAGACGAATAAAAAGGGACAAATGTCTTCGTAATGCC